TCTTACTAACTTTAAAATGGAAATTATCCTATGAAATATAAACTAATGTTGTGTTCGATTCGTGTAAGAACATATGGAAGAATCGTAGAAACCATATGTTATTTTCTTTAGCCATTATGTATCTGCATTATATTTGAAATAATGCAGTTTATGTAACATAACTTTCGTGTTTGTGTTGTAAATGTAAATTTATTGCGCATTAGCATCGATTTGTTGCGGCTGTTGAACATCCATTTCAAAAACTTGTCTCATGAAATTCTCCACCATCAATCGTTCTGTCTCCGTGCATCTGAACTTCTTCATGTTGAATATTGCCTGCATTGCTTTCAGCATTGAGGCAAACTGCGGCTTGTGATCCACGTTCGCATACATCATGAACGGCAGTATTAGATCCATGTACTGTTCCGATTCGCTTTGGTTCAGTGTGGTTAGAAACGATGAGTTCATCATTATTCTCGATGCTCGGTCCATTGTTATCGTCGTTGCTATTTCTAAACTCTTCAATAGTGATGGCGCTTGGTCGTCTGTCAAATTCAATCGTCGTAATTCGTTCGCTAGGTTTACGGTCAAAGTTGTACAACAGGACATCAGTGTTAACACGCATTATGAAAACTCCGGAATAACCAATATTACAAAAGTCATTCCAGCTCAGGGAAGCTAAGTTCCTGAGCACCTCCAGTAAATATCTCATATTTTCTTTACTTTCATCTAACGTCTGATCGTCCGTTTTATACTTTACCGCATTTAGCGCGACGCATTTATCGAAATCACTCACATTTCGATCTGCTCTTCCAACTATCTCACGCATCGCTCGCTGGTAAGATGCGTAGTCCTCTTTTCCTTTCTCGCTGTCTGGGAAATATTTACCAGTCACCTTCATCACCATTCTAACAATATCGCATGCGAGAGGCCAACCCGGTTCAATCAAGTAGCCGATATAAGAAGCAACTTTTGGGTTTATTTTAACTTTTAAGCGTTGCCGACACAAATTTTGCAGTTTCTGATGCATTTTAACGTCTTCAGTTATTTTACCTGCCCATATGACACAATCGTCACCTTTGAAATAACCGGCATAAACGTCTTTAAATTTGAACACGTTGGCGACCCAAACCATGCTATTCAATGTGTTACCTCCCAGCGTATTGCTTTGTCCTGACAATTGTATGTTCGCGTATTTTACTTTTAATAAATTCGGGTAGATTAACGTCCCCGAGCTCCTGTACTCCCTGTAGAAATCCAATAATTTTTTGGGCATTCCAGCGCGTCGTTGCAATTCAATTTCGACGTCAATCATTAATTCATTGTATCCGGCATCTTGTTGACTCAAATCAGTTTCAACAACGGAGTGCGTACGCGGCACATTTTGTAAAGCTAGGTGTTCAGCCCATACATGGTCGTCGATGCCGTTCGTCAGCTGAAATCGTTGATCTATCTGCTTCTGCATGGCATGCAGAAAAGCTCTATGCCATGGACCCATCATTACGTTGATCTCTTTACTCGTCGCGGATACAGGTTGTCCCGTCTTATCAGCACATGAATAATGTGGTTCTACTTTCACTTTTGATTGTTTCTTCTGGAAACCGTGCACTAACAGAAACTTAACATTATCAAGTTCGACTTTAGTGATGGTTTTGTTGTCATGCATCCGCTTAAGCATATCGAAAGCATGTAGCGCTAGGCTATCTAGGTCGATATGTATATGCTTGCCTCTGAAAAAAGTGTTCTCAACGCGCGCAGCCATCTGGTTCACAAGATTCTTGTACCCATTTGTGCCTCTCAAGACACTCGTCTGTCCATCCATGTATCTATCAACTACCGAGTTTATTGCTGGAACTTTGTCTGAGCTTAATTGTAACTGCCCATAATTTGGTATTGGAAATTTACGTGCTTTGATTTCTTCGGACGCTTGCACGACATCGGTTGTTATTCTAATCACTTTTTCGGTCGCGATCGGTCGTATTTGATTTACGCGAACTTCTATTTCCTTTGGGCACGTTGGTACAATCGATTGCAATATATCATCAACGTGTACCCAATCAATGTGGGGCATACGCGGCACTTCTTGATCTTCTACATATGCCTTTAATGCAGCCGGTTCGTTATAATTGTGAATGTCGTGCATTATCACACCTGATCGGTCCATTATTACGTTTATTTCGTCACATATAGGTTCAAAGTAGCGGATGCCATTGTGCGTAGACGCAACAATTGACAAACCTGATCGAGCTCTGGTTAAACCTACAATCATATGGGACTCGCTTTCAATTAGGCAGTTTACATCTTGTGTTGTTTTTAGCACGAGCTGTAAATTATCGAATGTACTACCTTGCGCTTGGTGTATTGTGCGACAATCTGTATATCCCAGGTCAATCATATATTGTTTCGTCTCTTGTGTAAATGTCATTATTGGC